GAGGCTTACAGGTGGCAGAAATCCATACCAGGTGATCGCTCTGGCCTGTCTAATGGCAATCACACGTATACACATTGCACCAGTCTTCCCAAGCGCGTAATTTCCGACAATCCAAAAAGGATTTACAAGACAGACGCCGCGAAGAAATGCAAAAAGGGGTATTTTAAAGTCATGATGTTTGTCTCTCCTGGTAGAGCCTCAAACTATATAAGGCAAGGTGACTTTCATTTTTACAAACAGCACGGGGTGGTGGAGTATAAGATCAAATCGGGAGATACTATTAAATCAATCGCTACATTCTTCAAGGTGCCCGAATCGAGGATTAAAAGGGGAGGTGCTTTCAAGGTAGGTAAGCGTATAACGTTCAAGGCTAATGTATTTAGTCATAAACGTGGCTGGGCTACCGGTCCACTTTTAACCGACGCGAAGGGGAAAGTTATTAAGGATCCTCGCAAGTGTTCAAGGAACTATCCTGGTCTTAACTACGAGAGATATTGTAGCTCATTCTGTGTCAAGAACAGAGGCATCAAAGTCGGAAAGACTCATCCCAAGGTCAGCAAGAATACTCTCTAAATCTGGTAATTCTTCTATATCAAAATTGATATCAAACAAATCTAAAACACTAAATATAGATTCTTCGTTCAATGTCACAGAGTTTGAAGCTGCTGTTACATTGTTTTGAATCGTCACCACCACCTTGTATTGGGTGACGTCGAATACTTTTCTACACACTGGACACGTGTTCTTACCTTGGTTTTTCCATTCCTCTAGACAGTGGGAATGAAATACATGTCCACATCTGAGCGGAGGATTTGCCCTCGTTGCCCTGACGTCATTGAGACATATAGAACATGTATGCATTCTAGAGTATGGGTCCAAAGTTTTTTCATTGATTTTTCTCACTTAGTAGGTGTTGGGTGTTTTCAGGAGAGGTTTGTCACACGCGTTGCAAGGCCCGGTGCCCTGCTCTGCCTGCACAGCATTCATGATAGCAGGACCCTGCTTTTGGAGAAGCTGCCTAAACGAGTAGTTATCTTCGTAGGTGATTCCGTTGTTTTTCATGATGTGGTTGTTGAGCAATTGGGCTGAGGTATTCACAGTGAAGCACCTGCCATCCGCCATTCCAAGTCTCTGAGACATATTGTTAATATAAATCTAGAAATTAATTCGGCGGTTGGTGATTGTCTGCATCCAGGAATTGAATCCCTTTTCCCGAAGTTGTTTGATCATGGGATCACAACGGTATCCGAGATAAATGTCAAAGACATCAGTTTCCTCAGTGGGTGAAACTCGAATCTCAGGATTTTCATTGATGTGCTGGTTAATTATATTGTAAGCAAAAGCGATCTCTTTGAGGGTTTCAGCTCCAGTGATGATGATTTTTCCGGTGCTGAAAATGCTTGTTGTGATTTCCTTCATGTCTTCTGAAGGTTTGAATTTGATCTTCACAGCTGAGTATCTGTCAGGTTCAAACGAAACTTTGAAGATGTCGTTGTATTCCTCAAACCAGTTTGCAACTTTCAATAGATTCACGTTGTAATTGAGACTGAAATTCGAGTTAATCATGACTACCCTGAACGAATCAGCCGAGACTTTAATCTCCGTCCCCAAAAAAGTCGATAGGATATGTGTGAGTTGTGTGATGATGCGTTTGCAGTCGAATAGGTCACAACATCCAGCAACCTGGATGCTTCCGTTAGGAAACACCTTGACAGATTTGGTGCTGTAAGTGTCATTATAGGTTAAGGTAACCTGATTATAGAAGGTGGTAGGTTTGAGTTTCCATTCAAAGCCTTCCGTTTTTGATCCCCGACGTGTCATTTTGTAGGATCCAATTCTCTCAAACGTTTCTCGAAGCTTCTTTATGTCAATTTCATGCATGAATTTTGAGACCATTGTGATCGTAGTAATCTTGACCCATGAGGGACGAAGATCATCTGGTAAAGCTTTACGGATCTCGTCGAGGGTGAGTAAGTAAGAGAAACTGTTATTCGCTATTGACGAATACATGATTTTTAGACTTAAATTTTTAATGTCACACCTCAAACTTAGGTGTTCATTGTGCAAATTCCATCTGACTCCATTTCTTCATTACACGCCTCAGGTTCCATGTTACAGCACGTGTAATCGTATCGATACATAGTAAGATTTTTACTTTGACCCGGGTAACTGGGGTTATCTTCTTCATCCACTAGCCCTGGCTCAGGTGGTACGATTGTGCCATCAGCCGCTGTTCCACCAGCCACCAATTTGAAATTGGTGAGAACTTGTGTTTCTCCCGGGCATTTAATCTCATGACTTTGAAGTCCCAACGCATCATCTGTGACGAGATGTTCGGGTTTGAGGTTGGTGGTGGGTGTCTTATAGTTGTGACATTTACCACGTGGTATCGTGTCCAAGCATTTGTATAAATACTTTGTAGTATTCATTAGTTTATTCGCCGAGTCAGTTGTGTAGTCATATCTAAATTGACTTATTGGTGTATCACCATCCGAGCTGGATACAATCATATTTGTGTCATTCGTGCCTCTTGTCCCACCGAGATCACATCTGACATTATGTCTATAAATGGTTCTCATATCGATAGGAACATCAAGGAACTTGACACCAAGACTCACTGGTGTGACTCCAGGTGTTTCGAACGTTTCATCTGCTATATTAGCGTTTAGACCACCTAGGCATGTGTAGTCATATTTATATTTTCCATAAGAACATTTCGTTAGTCTGAATTTTTTGAGTGCACTTTTTCCACAATCCACTTTCGCTGCCATATCATAAATATTGTCGAAACAGGGTGTGGATCTTTCGTCTTCAAAGTAAGACTTACCTCTCTTGAGTTGTATCAATGCTTCCATATCCTCAGCTTTATTATCATCAGCTAGATCATAGATGAGTTGTGCTGCCTCATCTTCACCATAAAGAGCGGAGAGTTCGTTCCTCAACGCTTGTAACTCGTCTTCTTCATCCTGTGTTGAATCATAATCATCTTTATATTCAGAACCCAACCATTCAGATGGCTTGTCTGGTATGAAGTCACTGGCGGTGTCTGGTAGAATTTTTTTGAGTCTCACAGCGAATTCATCACTCCTTTTGGGAGCGAAGTACAAAGCCGTGAATGGTGAACCACAACACACTGAACAGCACACAGCAGCACCAACGATGACGAGCCCAGCCATTTATATATCAAAATATTTTTTTACTTAGAGACAAGATATGCTATTATGATACATGTCTCTAAATAATCTTTCATCTGCGAGATCTGTTCATGACGTAGAATCTGACTTACACTACGTCGAGATGGTTTACAAAAAGTGGAACAATAAGCGTAAGGAGTACAGCACCTACACCGATTTCATCAACACCGAACCTATAGGGGACTGGAATCGTATTTCCTGGAAATCCACTGGTGACACGGATTACTACAAGTTTTTAGATGTGATGGTCGTAAAGACTGTCGAAGTCCTTCAGCGGATGGCCGAACTGTATTTGGATCAGATCCTATACATGGAACAGGATCCCCGCTTTTACGTGAGATTGATAAATGCCGTGAAAATTCTAGATCCTACATTTCAACCACCTCGCATAGATATGGGAAGTGCTTGGCAAGTAGATTTCGTGACTAAGTTTTGCCGGAAATATATTCCAGGTGTCGTGCAGACGTGTATATCAAAAAAACGTCTATTTTACTTCATCTCCGTAATGCATAAACTAGCATCAGAATGATTAGAACGACGATGGCAGCCTTTGTTGCATCTGGGACCATATGCTTCTTCGCATTGGATACACCCACACTAACAACTTTTGGCTTTTTCACCTTACACGAAACTCCATAATCAATGTTACGCCTTGGATGAATCACCTTGTTCATGACGTTTTGCTTCTTCTGTTTATCGCAGAGATGAGTCTCACAAAACGGACTCTTCTTGGTTTTGTGTATTTCGTGGATGCCAATCTTATCGATTAGTCTCTGTTCCCTGTCACTGGGTCTCTTCCTCGTGATCGAATCTCTCGTATAATATTCCTCAATCTCTGTCCTATCTGTTTCTCGTATTCCTCCTGGAAGGGAGAATTCATCTACGACAAATGGGTTTACCTTATCCATGGA